GTAAAGAGTCACGTCGCACCCACCCCCTGCCGGGGCAAGGGTCGGACCGCTACTTCCGTAAAGGGGAGTGGTGGCGGATCGGTTGTGCTTACGCAGAACCCCGATTCGCGCTGTGATCAAGTTTGATCACAACTACACCGGTGTGATACCGGTGAAACTGCCCAACAATTGGGTAGCCAGGGTGGAAGGTTGAACCCTCCTCCCAGCCCGTGACGTTACGGTCATGGGCAAAACCGTCTGTAAATTCGGTATAGTCGGCGTGCAAAAGAGCGCCGGCATCCTCGACCCAGTCGAGGTCATCAGGTGGTGGATTACACCTGATGTAACGTATGTCTTTCCCGACATACATTAACCCAGCCAAATAAATGGTTGGGTCTAGTGCATAAATAATGCACTCTGAGGAAGGGCCTTTAAGGCGCTTCCTAACTTCCGCACAAAGGCGGAAGTCCCTAGTGACCAAGCCGAAAACGGCCTTAGGTCCTGGGGGAAGAGTGCTCAAAATATAAGAGTCACTCTCCATGAAGAGGTTTAACCTCCTCAGAACCCTCTCAGGGAGAGGGGTATTCCGTGTTAGTAAATTAATAACATCGGAAAAGGCGGTCTCAGTAAAGTCCACCTCATCTCTCAAGTAACTTGAGTAGATTTCGAAGGCACTTGGGTACCTTAGAAAGTCGACGCTTTCCCAGCGCCACTGCAAGTTGAGGGGATCTACCCGCTCAACGAGGTCCTTCTGAACCCAATATTCAGAAGGGCTGACAAACCTGAAACCAGGATTTGCCCAATGCCGAATAAACGGCATTAGACCCACCGAGGGATCTTCGGTGCGTCCCAACTTGAAATCAAGTTTCTTCTCGAACTTAGGTTCGAGAATAACAAGTTTTCCTTTGAAAACTTGTTCATAGTGGAAGCCTCGACAGAGGCGCAACCACGTATGCTCAGGGGTCTCAAGACCCTTGACTTTCAGAGAACGCATAAGCGTTTTCTGAGTGCTGTCTCGAGGACGAATGACAGCATCACCGAGGTACTTTGAAAGTTCCTCGTACACAGGCATCATAAAATGATGCTTGTGAGCAACCTCAGTAGTCCGCTCTGAGCGGACAAATCTGAAGTTGAAAGAATGAGTCATAAGAGAACTCATCCTGTATAGAGCCTCCCGAGGGTCTCTACACTTATCCTGAACGACTTTATTCAGGAAAACCGGGTCGGAAATAAACGACCCGTCACCACCCATTTCGAGGGGGGTGAATGGACACAATGTGTCCGTATCTTGAGGCACAATAATGTGCTGAATCAAGGATGCA